GCGATCGTCGCCGTTGACGTTCACCGGGCGGATCGCCGGGCCGGTCGCGGTGGTGGATCCGAGCTTGGCCGACTCCACCAGCTTATCGATCAGCGCCAGGGACATTTCGTCGCCCGCCGCCAACGCCTCGTCCGCCGCCTTGGCGTTCGGCCGGGCGATATGCTGCACGTCGGCCGGGATCACCGCGTTCATGCCGGAATAGCGGACGTCGGTGACGACGGTGTTTCCCGCGAGCTGATTGAAGAAGCTGGCATCCAAGCGGCCCGCCCACCAATCCTTGAGGCCCATCATCGCCTCGTCGCGAATCTTCCAGGGGATCCGCTGTTCGGTCATCTTGCCGCCGGAGCGGACCGCATGCCGAAGCTGATCGACATAGAGGTTGTCGGTGTAGGTCGTCAGCGGTTCCTCGTTGCCCTCCAGGGTTCCGTCGCCCGCGACCCCATCGCCCGTGAGCTGCATCCGCAGCGTCACCGTCACGCGATCGCCTGCACTCTTGCCGGTCTCCGGATAGACCTGGACGATATCGTCCGACGTCTCGCCGATGAATTTCTGGATCCAGGTGGCCTTCAAGGCCTCCCTTGCCAACTGTGTCCGCCAGAGCTTAACCGCCTCAGGCGCGTTGACTCCGTAGGATGTACCCGCCATTTCGCCGCCTCTAGGGTGAAGGTTTTCACCGCTTCGCGTGCGGCCCCGGCGGCGGGATCACGCTCCCGCAAGGCGAACGGCCATTTTCGCGTTTGGCCAAACGGCGCCCGTCAGGCGGGCTTAAGGCCAGGAGAAGGACGAATGATCGGATTTTTCGTCAAGGCCGAAGCCTCCGGCGAGGCTTTGCCTCAACCCGGTAAGGCCGCCCCGGTCCGGGGGGATCTTGCCGCGTTGCCGGGGGAAGGATTTCACAACGCGGACGGGGGGCGGCCCGCTCCTGGTCGGAATGTCACCCGCGTCCGCCCACCAGCAGGGGGCTTAAGTCCTAAAGCCGAACGGACGCGGGATCAGGCTCCCACACACAGGAACGCCGCTAAAGTAGGCGGCACATTTTGCAACTGCAAGGCCGCTTAATGCGGTTTCCGCCGCTTGTGATGATACGGCGTCGGGGCCAACGGGCGCACCGCCTCCAGCACACTCCGGATGGCGTTGAATCCCGCGCTGTCGTTGGCGACGATCTCCCGCAGCGCGGCGTTCTCCGCCTTCAATCTGGCCAGCTCGTCCACGGGCGGCCTCGGCGGCGGTCCGCCCTGATGTTGCGCAATCCACGCCAGATAGGCGCTGTTATCGCCCTGCGCAGCCACCCCGATCGGGATCGTGCCGGTGATCTGGACGTCGGTGTTCGCCGTACCGTCCGGCTCGACATAATCGGTGATCAGCGGCGCGGTGTTATTCTTGAAGCTGACGGTATGCGAGCCGCAACGAACGCTCATCGAGCTTCCCATGTCCGGGAAGGACTGAAGAAAATTGGTGTCCACCAGCCCGTTGGTGACGCCGCAGACCACATATCCGGCGTACATCGTCCCGAGCATGGCGTTGCCCCGGATAACGATATTCGAGCCGTACTCGCCGGTGATCCCTTGGCTGATCCCGCCCGCGCCCCGCTCATAGCGGTTGTTGGTGATGGTCACGAATTGCGACTGATTAGTCGGCGTCGAACACCATTGGATGACGTCCGGATGCGCGTCGATTTCGGGGAAGAAATTCGCAAAATCGTTGTCATCGATGATCAGCGTATGCGCCCCGCAGACGATGATCCCGTCGTTGGCGATATCGTGGATCCGGTTGTGGCGGAACGTCAGATTCTTGTCGTCGTTGCCGCCGCCGCCGGTCCCCTCATGATCGATTTCGCTGTTCTCCAGCGTCACATGCTGGGTCGTATTGGTCTTGAAGCCGGTGCCGCCCTTCCAGCCGTCCGCGCGCGCGATGTGCACATGGTTGAAGATGACGTCCCGGCTGTTGCCGACCGTCACCGCCGCATTGTTCGTATAGACGTGATCGAAGGTGAAGCCCTCGATCGTCCAGCCGACCACGCCGTCCAGCGATATGTGCGTCGCCAGCACGCCCGGCCCGCCCTCCAGCCTGATCGGGATCTGGTGCGGCGCCGGCATATAGAACGCGAGGGCGTCATAGCGCCCCGGCGCAAACACAATCACGTCGCCGTCGCTCGCCCGATAGATCGCGCTCCAATAGTCGCTCGTCGGCGTGACGTGCACCGTCGCGGCGTTCGCCGAAGAGGCCAGCACGCCGATCAGCAGCCCGAGCAGGAAGGCCCCGATCACCACCCACGGCCAACCCCACCTCATTTGCGCAGGACTTTGGTCGCCTTGGCGACGATCTTCGCCTTCGCGCCCGGACTGAGGTTCCCGGCTTTCACCTGTTGCACGGCCCGCGCCTTGGCGTTCGCCGCATGGCTCTTGTCGGGAACCGGATACGAGCGCCCCGGCCCCGCAAAGGTGGATTTCGGCAGCGCCTTACGCGCCTTGGAGGAAAGCTTCGCCAAATCCGCCTCCTATTTCCGCGACATTTCCCGCTTGCGCAGCGCCGCCCACGCTTTGTCGCGCGCCGCGCCGTCGAGTTTCGCCACATCGCCCCAGGACAGCACATTCGCCTGCCCGCGCGCCTGCGGCCGAATCCCCGAGGCCGCCGCGCGATCGAATGCGTCGAGTTTCTTGTCGGCCTGCTTGCCGCCCGCCTTGAAGCCGCGCTTCACGGCCAGCTTGTAGACCCGCTCCGCCGGATCCAGGCCCGCCGAGAACGACGTCTGCACCAGCCCGAAAAGATCCTGCGCGAGCTTGTTGGTCAGCGCATCGCCGGTATAGCCCTGTTCGGCCAATTCTTCGGCCCGCTCCTTGCGGTAGAAGGCCGCCGCATCCCGGTAATCCGGCTGTTCGGCGACATAATCGTTCTCGGCGTCGGCCATGGCGCTTTTCAGCGTCTCGATCTGGCGGACCGCCTTGGCTTGCTCGCGACTCTCGATCGTCCCGGTGTATTCCCGCTGCGCGTACATCCGCAGAGCGTTCTTGACCCGCAGGATATCGCCGACCGGGTCATCTTCGGTCTGCGGCAACGACGCAATCAGCTCGATCAGCTCGTCGCGGTTGCCGCCCGCCCGGCTTTCCAAGGCCTCCAGACGGCCCTCCAGCTCCGCCGAGCGCCGTTCAGCCGCTTGGCGGCGCGATCGCTCGCGGGCGGCCTGCCCGGCGTAGGAATGCGCCTTTTTCTCGTAATCGACCGCCTTCGCAGGCGGCTCACCCTCTTCCTCGCTTTCAGGTTCTTCCTGTTCGACTTCACTGTCTTCGATTTCGGCATCATCGCCGGGATCAACATCGCGGTCTTCACTCATCGCGTTTCACCCTTGTTGAGACGGATCGACGCCGCCGCCCGGAGGCGGCCCGCCGGGCGGACCGGACGGACCCCCAGGCGCACCCGGCGGCGGCCCCTGCACGCCCGCAGGCGTTGGAAGGTTGGCCCCCGGCGCGATCGGCGCCCCGCCCGCTGGCGGCCCACCGATCGGCGGACCGGCGGACGGACCGCCCGGCGTTCCCGGCATCGCCTGCATCGGTTGCGACATGGGATCGAGCAGATCCATGTGCTTGGCGTGCGCCATGGTGGTCTCGGCGAAGGCTTTCGCATTCGCCAGCGTGGCGTCGGCGGACTTCTTGCCGGTGTCGGCCTGCTTGTTCTGCAACACCGCCGCCTGCATCGCCTGTTGCGGTTGCGCCATCATCTGCATGCGTTGCTGTTGCATCGTCACCGCCTGGGCGAGCTGGTTGGCGACGGCGGCCGGGAGCGGCAGGAATTGGATCACCTGGGCGAGCGCATCCGGCCCGATCAATCCGGCCTGGAGCAGCTGCGGCAGCAGCGGCATCAGCACCGCCAGGATCTTGGCCTTCTGGTCCGGCCCGGCGGGCGCCTCATCGACCACGATATCGTACTGTTGAGTCTCCAGCGCGAGCGCGAGCTGGACGTATTGGCTGGTCCCCTTGTCCACGATCCGCACCAGCTTGTCGGGCGGGAAATACTCACGCATCTGAGCCAGCAAAAGCTTGCCCTGTTCGCGCTGATAGCGGCGTTTGGCGTCAAAGAACGAAGATAGGATCCCGTAAGCCGCCTGTTTGCGCTGTTGCTCCAGCACACCGGCTTGCTCGCGGCCGACCAACCCGAGGATCTCTTCATTGACGCCCGTGGTCGATTTGACCATCGATTGCGCGAAGTCCATGAGCTGGAACAAAGCCGCCTGGACCGGCGGCGCCGACTTCGGCAGCATCTTGGAGCCGTGGGCGCCGCTGAGGCTTCCCGACTTCAGCCATGTGATCTTGTCGGTGGAGGCCCAGGTGGACTCGAATTGCCGCACGTCCTCGACGGCATCTTCTTCCAAAGCCATGCCGCCATTGGCGTTGGTCCGCACGATATGGAGGATTTCCGAGTAGAGCTTATTGGTGAACCGCTGCGGATCCAACATCGGCTTAACCAGGCCGTACCACGTGCCTTTGTTGCGATCGCGCTTCCCGGTTATGCACTTGTAGCGGAAACTGTTCTCTTTCAACTGTTCCTTGAACAGGACTTCGGTGTCCGTCGCAAACGCCCGATAGTAAACCTTCTTGTGGCTCTTGGAGTATTTCAGCAACGGATCGGCCTGCAACGCCAGGACGAGGCTTTCCTGATCCAACTGACTGATCTGCACGACCCCGGATTGTT